ATGATCGTGCGCGCACTCCAAGGCGACACGGTCGACGCGCTGTGCTGGCGCTACTACGGCCGCACCGACGGCACCGTCGAAGCCGTGCTCGAGGCGAACACCGGGCTCGCCGATCGGGGCGTCGTGCTGCCGACCGGCACGGCCGTCTACCTGCCGGCACTCGACACGGTGACGAGCACAAAGCCGCTGCTGCAACTGTTTGACTGACCCCGGAACCGCCATGGCCGAACCCAACACCACCACCGCCGCCGCGCTGTCGACCGCGATCGGGCTCGCCGGCCTCGCGCCCGGCATCGACGGCAACGCGCTGATCGGCGCGTTCACGGGCGCCGCGCTCGTCGTCGTCACGTCGAAGGAGATCGGTGCCGCGCGGCGCGCGGCCTACATGCTGATCTCGCTCGTGATGGGCTACCTCGCCGCGCCGGAAATCGTCAACGCCACGCCGATCCATTCGACCGGCGTCGCCGGGTTCTTCGCGGCCGCGCTCGTGATCGCCGTCACGCTGCAGCTGATCGAGCGGGTCAAGACCTTCGACCTGCTGTCGCTGTTCCGCAAAGGGGAATGACATGCACCTCCCGCTCGCGCTGGTCGCACTCGCCGCGCACCTCGCCGCGCTCGCGCGCGTGCTCACCTACCGCCGCAACGGCGCGCGGCACCGCCGCCATGCGTCGTGGGTCGCGTGGGCGCTCGTCGCGGTGACGGGCGGCGCATCGATCGAGCTGGTGCTGCATGCGCAATCGGTGCGCTTCTTCGACGCGGCCACCGCGGTGCTGCTGGCGATGTTCGTGTACGGCACGCGCGGCAACGTCGCGCGTCTTCTGCGGAGTGAGTGAACGATGAAGACCCGCCGCCTCGGCGACCACGGCGACGACGTGGGCCTGCTGCAACGCCGGCTGATCCGCGCCGGCTATCCGGTGCAGGTGACGCACGTCTACGACGACGCGACCGAAGCCGCCGTGATCGCGCTGCAACGAAAGACCGGGCTCGTCGACGACGGGATCGCCGGCCCCAAGACCTACGCCGCCCTCGCCACCGGCCAGCGCGATCCGCAGCACCTCGGCATCGCCGACCTCGAACGCGCGGCCCGCACGCTTGCCGTCCCGCTCGCGTGCATTCGTGCGGTGAACGAAGTCGAATCGCGGGGCGCCGGCTTCCTGCCCGACGGCCGGCCGGCGATCCTGTTCGAGCGCCACGTGTTCTGGAAACGCCTGCAGGCGCGCGGCATCGATCCGGCGCCGCTCGCGGCCCGCCAGCCCGACATCGTGTCGACTGCGCGCGGCGGCTATCGCGGCGGCGTCGCCGAATACACGCGCCTCGCCGCGGCCGAACAGACCGACGCCGGCGCGGCCTGGGAATCGGCGAGCTGGGGCGCGTTCCAGGTGATGGGCTACCACTGGCAGCGCCTCGGCTACGCAAGCGTCGACGAGTTCGTCGCGCGCATGGAAAGCGGCGAAGCGGAACACCTCGACGCATTCGTGCGCTTCGTCGCCGCGGACAACGCGCTGCTCGCCGCGCTGCGCGCACGCAACTGGGCCGCGTTCGCGCGCGGCTACAACGGGCCCGACTACGCGGCGAACCTGTACGACGTGAAGCTCGCGCGCGCGTACGACCGGTATGCGTCGCAGCAGCCGCTTGCGGCGGCGAGCGCCGGGCCGGACGACGACGCGGCCGCCGCATGAGCGCACTCGCCGTGAAGCTCGCCGCGGGCCTGATCGCGCTTGCCGCCTGCGTCGCCGCCGTGCTGTACGTGCGCGCGCTGCACGCCGATCTGGCGACATCCCGACAGCAGCTCGCCGACGCACAGCAGGCGCTCGCCGCGCGTGACACCGCGATCGAGCGCCTGCAGCAGGACGCCGCCGACCGGGCCCGACAGCAGGCGCGGCTCGACCGCACGCAAACCGCGATCGCGTCGAAGCTCGATGCCGTTCGCCTTGAAAACCGGAGATTGACCGATGAAAACGCCGCGCTTCGCGCCTGGGCTGACGCTCCTTTGCCTGACGATGTTGTCCGCCTGCAAACCCATCCCGCTCTCACCGGCGCCGACGATTACGTCGAACGCGTGCCAGACGGTGAGCCCGTGCACGCTGCCGGCGCTCGCGCCGCGCACCAACGGTGATCTCGACGCGGCGCTCACGAGCGTGACGGCCGCGTGGGCAACGTGCGCGGCCCGGGTCGACATGATCGCGGCGTGCCAGGCCAGTGCACGGCCGGCCATGCAAGCCGATACGGAGGCACGCCCCCATGAATAAGCCCGACAGCCTGCGGCGCGCGCTCGTCGCCGCGGTTCCCGCGCTCGGCGCCACGCCGGACAAGCTGACCGTGCGCATCGAGCAAGGCACGATCGCCGCGACCGGCACCCTGTCCGCGTCATTCGAATACCGCTACGTCGCGCGTGTGCTCATCACGGATTTCACCGGCGACACGGATCCCGTATTCGTCGCGCTGGTCGACTGGGTGCGCGCGAACCAGCCCGATCTCGTGACCAACCCCGCGGCGCAGGCGAGCGGCATCGTCTTCGAGGCGATCGCGCGCGAACCGGCCGCGACCGACCTGTCGATCCGGCTCGCGTTGACGGAAAGCGTCGTCGTGACCACCGGGCCGGACGGCCAGCGCGTCGTCACGCACGTCGACGATACGCAGGTCGATGCGCACGACACGCTGACGTGGGTGGCCATGCCGCAGCGAGGCGCCGCATGACGACGTCCGCGCTCATCGACCTGTCGAGCCTGCCGGTGCCCGATGCGCTCGACGCACTCGATTTCGAAACGCTGTATGCGCGCCGCAAGGCCGCGCTGATCGCGCTCTGGCCGACGCCGGAGCAGGCGGAAATCGCCGCGACGGTGGCGCTCGAATCCGAGCCGCTCGCGCGCCTGCTGCAGGAAAACTGCTATCGCGAGCTCGTGATGCGCCAGCGCATCAACGATGCCCTGCGCGCCGTAATGCTTGCGTATGCGCAAGGCAGCGACCTCGACCAGCGTGCGGCGCTGTTCGGGATCCAGCGGCTCGTCGTCACGCCCGCCAACCCGGCCAACGACACTCCGGCCGTCTACGAGGACGACGACGCGCTGCGCCGCCGCATCCAGCTCGCGCCGCAGGGCTTCAGCGTGGCCGGCCCGTCCGCCGCGTACGAGTCGAAGGCGCTCGCCGTCGACGGCCGCCTGCTCGATGCGAAGGCCACGCGCCCGCAGCCGGGCGACGTGCTCGTCACGCTGCTGTCGCGCGACGGCGACGGCACCGCCGACGACGCGCTCTGCCGCAAGGTCGAAGCTGCGCTCGCGGCGGAGGATCAACGGCCGCTGAACGACACCGTGCTCGCGCGGCCCGCGGAGATCGTCCGCTACCGGATCCGCGCGAAAGGCTACACGCGCTCGGCGGTCGGCGCCGACGTGCTGATCGCGCAGGCGACGAAGAACGCCCGCGCGTATGCGGACAAGGTGCGCCGGCTCGGCGTCGGCGTCGCGGAATCGGCGATCAAGGGGGTCTGCCAGGCTGCCGGGCTGTCGAGGACGGAACTGATCGAGCCGGCCGGCGACCTGCCGATCGGCCCGACCCAGGCGTCGTTCTGCGTCGACGTCGTCATCGAGTACGGCGGCATCTATGTCTGAGCTGCTGCCGCCGAACGCGACGCCGCTCGAGCGGCGCGCCGCGACGGCGCTCGCCGCGAGCGTCGACCTGCCGGTGCCGGTGCGCGGCTACTGGAACCCGGACGACTGCCCGGCGGCGTTGCTGCCGTATCTCGCGGCCGAGGTGTCGGTCGACGGGTGGGAGCTCGCCGAGTCGGACGACGCGCGCCGCGCGCTGATCCGCTCGGCGATCGCGCTGCACCAGAAGCGCGGCACGCCGTGGGCCATTCGCGAAGTGATCCGCCGGCTCGGCTTCGGCGAGGTGACGATCGTCGAAGGCCGGCGCGTGCGGCGTCGCGACGGTTCGGCCCGGTACAACGGCGACTACGTGCACGGCCGTGACACGGCGTGGGCGGAATACATCGTCAAGCTGTCGCGGCCGATCACGCGCGACCAGGCGGACAACCTGAAGGCGGTGCTCGAACGCTACGCGCCGCGACGCTCGATGCTCGCGTCGCTCGACTATCGCGAGGCACCGATTCGCTACAACGGCTTCGCACGCCGCGATGGCCAGTACAACAGAGGGAGTATCAACGCATGACTGATCTGGTTGAAAGCTCGAGCTGGACGCCCGGTATTCGTCAGTTCGAAACGTCCGATCCGGTGGAGGGCGGGCCGGACGGGATCGATAACGTGCCGCTGCGGCAGCTGGCGAATCGGACGCGGTTTTTGAAGGACAGGCAGGAGGCGCAGACAGGCGACCTCGCGCTAAAAGCGCCGATCGATTCGCCGGCGTTCACGGGGGCGCCGCAGGCGCCGCTCGCCGCGCAGTTCGACAACTCGACCAAGCTCGCGACGACGTCGTTCGTGCAGCGGGCGCTGGGCAGCCGTCGCGCGATCGTCGGCGTCCAGCAGAACACGTTGCTGGATGCGAGCCATGTCGGCGCGTTGATCGGGTGCAATGCGCCGGGCGGTTATACGCTGACGCTGCCGCCGCTTGCCGGCCTGGCGCCGGGATCGTCGATTACGTTCGTCCATTCGACGGGCACGCCGAGCGCGGTGACGGTCGTGGCGGCCGGCAACGACAAGATCCTGTCGGAAGGCAATGTCATGCCTTCGCTTGCGCTCGGGTCGTGCCAGTGCCTGACCTTGACGACCGATTCGAAGACCGGCTGGTACATGGAGATGCAGAACATGTACGGCACGACCGCGGCGCAGTTCGACAACAGCACGAGGCTGGCGACGACGTCGTTCGTGCAGCAGTCGCTCGGCAACATGGCCGGCACCTACACCACGACGACCAGCGGGACCCTGGGCGCAGCGCAGGCGGGCAAGCAGGTCTATGTCTTCGCGCCCGGCACGACGCAGACGATCAACTTCGCGGAACTGAAGGAAGGCGCGCGGATGACCGTCTATGCGAACTACACCGCAGCCGGGCAGACGACGCTGGCGATCAACGGCCCGGCGAAGTTCGTCGCCGTGGCGAGCGCGACGGTCCCGACCGTCGCGCTGAATCCCGGTGAAGCGATCTCGCTGGTCGTCGACGGGGCGAACCTCAACATCGAAGTCACGACAGCGAACCTGCGGTATTCGGCGGCGTTTGGCGCGAGCCTCGCGACGAGTGGCTATCAGAAGCTGCCGAGCGGGTTGATTATCCAGTGGGGGCTGACCAATGCGGCGAATCAATCCTCCGTCTCGGTCGTGTTTCCCATTGCATTTCCGAATGCTTGTCTCGGCGTGTGGCAGTCGACGTACAACGACACAGTTGGTTCGATCGACGCGGCACGTAGAACTACATCCGCGACGCAAAGGACCGCAATGACGTTTCGAATCACAAACGCTGACGGCGGAACATCCGTTCAGTGGATCGCAATCGGCTTTTGAGAGGTGATTTTGTATGGGCCAGAAACAAGCAGCATATGACTCGAACAGCAACATCGTTGCTTTCTACGACAAGTGCGATAGTCCGCCGCCATCAGGTACGAACGTCGTCGACATTTCGGACGACGAGTGGCGCATATCGATTGAAGGCCAGTCACGCGGCAAGCGCGCTATGCTCGATGGAAATATGCACCCGGTGCTGATCGATCCGCCCGCGCCGACGCGAGCCGATGTAGCGGCCTCCATGCGAAGTAAACGCGATGCAGCAATTGATGCAACCGACTGGTTCGCGTCGCGTCACCAGGATGAAACGCTGATCGGTAACGGCACTACGCTCACCGCCGCACAATTCTCGATGCTAATCAAATATCGGCAGGCATTGCGTGACATCAGCGGTACTGAAGGCTGGCCCTACGTCGTTCTTCCATCGGCACCGGACTTCGTGACCGCGATCGCTTGATCGCCTCGTTTGCCGATCAAACGACCTGAAATCACCGATGCGCCGCGGTATGGTCTCTGCGGCGTCCCCCTCTTCGAAATCAACGACGGCACCCGCCCGATCCGCCTCGCCTCGACGAACATCGTCGGCACGGCGATGACGACGACACCATCTCGCCCGACACAACGGTCGCTCTGACCCGCCTCGTCGCCACGCGACGTCGCGCACATAGAGCCGTAGCCTACGGCTCGCCGCCATCAGGACCGCCGATCCGCGCGTCCCGATGCCCATTCCCCACCATGCTTGCGCGAAGCGCCGCCCCGTCGATCCGCACGAAGTCCGTCGTCGCGTCAATGCGACGTAACACGTCAATCAAGCCGTGTCGTCTAGCGTGATCACGGCACCGCCCCACGCATTCGTCACCGCCCCCTCCCGCCACCCGATTCACGCGCCCCGCCCCCCTCATTCGCATCCCGAACCTTCCGTCCTCACCGCCACGACACACGCGATCACTCGCCCGCCAGGCGTGCGCCCGGCACCATTGACCCCATGGACGCTAACGAAACTCAACGGCAGGCACGCAACGCGGTGCGCAAGGGAACGATCCTCGCGATCAACCATGCGCGCGCGTTGTGCCGCGTCTCGGTGGGCGACCCCGACACCGACGGCGGCGGCCTGCAGACCAACTGGATTCCGTGGATCGCCTGCGCGGCCGGCACGACGCGCGACTGGCTGCCGCCGACCGTCGGCGAGCAGGTCGTCCTGCTCTGCCCGATGGGCGATCCGGCGCAGGGCGTCGCGCTGCGCGGCCTCTTTTCCGACGCGGCACCTGCGCCTGCATCGAGCCCCGACACGCACACGCGCGTCTACCCCGACGGCGCATCGATCGAATACGACCACGCCGCGCATGCGCTGAAGGCCTCGCTGCCGGCCGGCGCGACCGTGCTCGTCGTCGCGCCCGAATCGGTCGTGGTGCAGACCAAGGCCGCGACCGTGCAGGCCGAAACCATCACGCTCGATGCGCAGCAGACGACCTGCACCGGCGCGATGACGGTCAAGGGCCCGTTCGCGTTCGAAGCCGGCATGACCGGCACGGGCGGTGCGGGCGGCGGCGCCACGATGCAGATCGACGGCGCGGCCACCTTCACGCGCGAAGTGACGTCGCAAGGCATCAGCCTGCCGCATCACAAGCACCGCGAACAAGGCGATGGACAACTGGTGAGCGAACCGCAATGAAAGGCATGAACGCAAACACCGGCCGCTCGATCTCGGGCCTCGGCCACTTCTACCAGTCGATCGGCAAGATCGTGACGACGCCGCTCGCGTCGTGCGTGATGCGCCGCACGTTCGGCTCCGAGCTGCCCGACCTGATCGACGCGCCGGGCAACGGCGCGGTGCGCACGCGCCTGTACGCGGCGATCGCGACCGCGCTGATGCGCTGGGAGCCGCGCCTCACGCTCACCCGCGTCGTGCTCTCGTCCGACGACGCGGACGCGGCATCCGGCACGGTCTATCTCGACATCGAAGGCTGGACGAGCGAGAGCGGCGCGGCCGTGTCGACGCGCGTGCCGGTCGCACACGGGAGCGCGGCATGAGCGTGACCCCGATCGACCTGTCGCAGCTGCCGTCGCCCGACGTCGTCGAGACGCTCGCCTACGAAGCGCTGCTGGCCGAGCGCAAGGCGCGGCTCGTCGCGCTGTACCCGGCGGAGGAACAAGCCGAGATCGCCGCCACGCTCGCGCTCGAATCGGAGCCGATGGTGCGGCTGCTGCAGGAGAACGCCTACCGCGAGCTCGTGCTGCGCCAGCGCGTGAACGACGCGGCGCGCGCGGTGATGCTCGCGTACGCAACGGGCCGCGACCTCGACAATCTCGCGGCGCTGTTCGGCATCGAACGCCTGACGATCACGCCCGCCGACCCGGAGCACGACATCGAGGCCGTCATGGAAAGCGACACCGATCTGCGCGCCCGCACGCAGCTCGCGCCGCAGCGCTTCTCCGTCGCCGGCCCCGAGGGCGCATACGTGTCGCACGCGCGCAATGCGGATGGCGGCGTGCTCGACGCGTCGGCGGTCAGCCCCGCGCCGTGCGAAGTGCTCGTCACGGTGCTCGCGCGCGGCGGCGACGGCACCGCGGATCCTGCGCTGCTCAAGGCCGTGACGGCCGCGCTGCAGGCCGACGACGTGCGCCCGCTCACCGACAGGGTGACGGTGCGCGGCGCGGAGGTGCTGCGCTACGCGATCCGCGCGCGCCTGGTGTTCTTCGCCGGCCCCGATCGCGCCGTCGCGCTCGCGCAGGCCAACAAGGCGATGCGCAAGTACGCGGACGACATGCACCGGCTCGGCATGGAAGTCACGCTGGACGGCATCTACGCGGCCGCCCGCGCGGCGGGCGTGCAGAAGGTGATCCTCGAAAGCCCGCTCGCCGGCATTCCGGCGACCAGGCAGCAGGCGCCCTACTGCACCGGGATCGAGCTGATCGACGGCGGGGTGTACGGCAATGAATGACATCCTGCCGCCGAACGCGACGCGGCTCGAGCGCAAGCTCGCGGCCGTGAACGCCCGCATCGACGACGTGCGCACGCCGCTCGCGACGCTGATGAACCCCGACGCGATCCGGCTCGACCTGCTGCCGTGGCTTGCGTGGCACCTCGGCGTCGACGCGTGGAAGGGCTACTGGCCCGAGCACGTGAAGCGCGCGCGCGTCAGGGAGGCGATCCCGATCGCGCGCCGCAAGGGCACCGCCGCGGCCGTGCGCGACGTCGTCGCGACCTTCGGCGGCAACCTCGTGCTGCGCGAATGGTTCGAGCAGAACCCGCCGGGCCGGCCCGGCACGTTCGACATCGTGATGACGGTCAGCGGCCAGGAGGGCGAACCGCCGACCGCCGAATACGTCGCCGACATCCTCGCGGAAATCGACCGGACCAAGCCGGTACGGGCGCACTACACGTTCACGCAGGGCTTCGCGATGCGGGGCCGGCAACGCGTGGGCGCCGCCGCACGCGTGGCGGCCTATCGCCGCCTGAACCTCACCGACTACTGACCGCACATGGCAACCCAGATCATCATCACCGACGCCGGCCGCGCAGCGCTGGTCGCACCCGGCAACGGCGGCACCAGCGCCCACCAGGTCGTGGAAATCGGCCTGGCGAACGCGCCGTTCGTCGCCGACAAGGGGCTCGTGAAGCTGCCGAACGAGCTGAAGCGCATCACGACGTTCGGCGGCGCCAACATCGCGCCGGACACGATCCACGCGACGCTGAAGGACGACACGGCGGACCAGTACTCGCTGTACGGGTTCGGCCTCTACCTCGAGAACGGCGTGCTGCTGGCCGCCTATGGCCAGGCGACGCCGATCATGGAGAAGTCGCCGGCCGCGCTGCTGCTGCTGTCGACCGACATGCAGTTCGCGACGATCGACGCGACGCAGCTCGTGTTCGGCGATGCGTCGTTCCTGAACCCGCCGGCGACGACCGAGCGGCAGGGGGTGGTGGAGCTGGCGACGCAGGCGGAGGTGAACAACGGTGCCGACGATACGCGTGTGCTGACGCCGAAGACCGCCGCGTCTCGGTATGCGGCACTGACCGGCGCGAAGTTCACCGGCCCGGTCGTCACCGAGTTCGATGCAGGTCCGGACACCGCGCACGTCACCGTTCGCCCGCCGTCCGGCAAGACCGGCCGGGAAAGCCGCGTGCGCCTGCACGGTACGTTCGGCGGTAGCAACGCCGATACCGGCACGCGTCTGGTCGCGACGGTGCGGGCAGGCTTCGACAACGGGGCATGGGGGCGCGAATACGTCGATCTGTGGCTCAACAAGACCGCCAACGATCCCGAGACCGATGCGAACCAGGCGCGCGCCGTGCGTGTCACGTACGGCGGTCGCGTGCTGGTCGGCGACGTCAGCGATGACGGCTCGAATCTGCTCCAGGTAAGTGGCGGGGCAAAGTTCGGCTGGGCGTCGGCGGGCTATTTGGCTATCGACAATGGCGCGAGCTGGTCCACGCTATACCTCAAGAACGGTGGCAAGAATCGCTGGACGCTCGGTAAGTCGGATGCAGACGACTTCGCGGTCTCTGCATTCGCCGACGACGGCACGACGCAAAGCCGCGTGCTGGATATTTCGCGGACGACGCAGGTAGCGAACTTCACGAAGCGGCCGACCTTCGCCGGCGCAACCCCCTGGGACAGCGCAAACCTCAATCCGGCGCAGTTTGTGGCAGACGCCGTGCTGACCGCGTTGGTCGGTCAGATCGTCTTCGAACCTCGCACGACGGTACGAGCCGGCTTTCTGAAGGCGAACGGCGCGCTCGTGAACCGCGCGGACTATCCGCGTCTGTGGGCGTATGCGCAGGCGAGCGGCGCGCTCGTGTCAGAGGCTGATTGGGGGAAAAGTCGATCGGGTTGCTTCGGAATGGGGGATGGCGCAACGACTTTTCGCCTTCCGGAGCTTCGAGGCGAATTCATTCGCTGTTGGGATGACGGGCGCGGCGTCGACGGCAATCGTGAAATCGGCTCACTGCAGAACTCGGCAAACCTATCACACGCGCACGGCGCTTCGGCGTCAGCGGGGGGCGATCACGTGCACTCGGCCTGGACCGACACGCAGGGCTGGCACGGTCACCACGGATGGACTGCCGGCGTGGGCGATCACCAGCACGTCTCGCCGTGGGGTGAAAACTCGTCGGCCTACGCCCCGCCTTGGGGAACGTGGGGAGGCAACGACAAGCGTGGCTCCCAAGGCAATGACGCCGACAACACGTGGGGAATGACGAGCCCGGCCGGCAATCACAACCACGAATTCAACACGGACGGCGCCGGCAATCACGGCCACAACGTCGGCATCGGCTGGGCCGGCAATCACGCCCACAACATCACCGTCAACGCTGACGGCGCTAGCGAAGCGCGCCCCCGCAACGTCGCGCTGCTCGCCATGATCCGCGCCTATTAACCTGGATACCGAACCATGCTGATCCATCACTACAGTCAATCGACCGGCGAATACCTCAGCAGCAGCCAGGCCGATGCCGACCCGCGCAACGACCAACGCTGGCTCATCCCCGCATGGGCAACCGTCGACGCGCCGCCGCCGCGCACGCCGACCACCTGGCCGTTCTATCGCGACGACGCGTGGATCCTCCTGCCGGACTTTCGTGGCCGTGTCTGCTATCGCACCGATACCGGCGAGCCCGTCGAAATCACCGTCGCGGGCAAGACCCCCGACGAACTCGGGCTGACCACCGAGCCGCGCCCGTCGCCGCGCCACGCATGGATCAACGGCGCCTGGACCGTACCGCCCGAGCTGATCGAGCAGGAGAAGCGCGCCGCGGCGATGGCCGAGTTCGAACGACGGCTCGAAACCGCACGCAAGGCGAACGCCGGCAAGGCCGATGCGTACGCCGCGGGCCTGCTCGACGACGAAGGCATCTACTACTTCAAGGCCTGGTCCGCGTACCAGATGGCACTCGTCTCGGCAATCCAGGCGGAGACGTTCCCGGATGCCGTGACGTGGCCCGCCACGCCGGCGCCGTACTTACCGCCTCCGCCGGCCCCGCCCGCCGAGCCAGCCACACCCGCAGTTCCGGTCGCGGATAGCGCGGCCTGATCCGCCCGGGAATCCTCCCGTTTCTCTCACTTGACCACATAGGAGTCGCACACCATGCCGCAGGATTACCACCACGGCGTACGCGTCATCGAAATCAACGAAGGCAGCCGTCCGATCCGCACGATCTCGACGGCCGTCGTCGGCATCGTCTGCACGGCCGACGACGCCGACGCCGCCGCCTTCCCGCTCAACACGCCGGTCCTCCTGACCAACGTCGTCGCCGCACTCGGCAAGGCCGGCAAGAAAGGCACGCTGCGCCGCACGCTCGACGCGATCGGCCGACAGACCAAGCCCGTCACGATCGTCGTGCGCGTCGCCGAAGGCAAGGACGCCGCCGAAACGAACACCAACGTGATCGGTGCCGTCACCGCCGACGGCAAGTACACCGGCATGAAGGCGCTGCTCACCGCGCAGGCGCGCTTCGGCGTGAAGCCGCGCATCCTCGCGGCGCCGGGCCTCGACACGCAGCCGGTCGCCGCCGCGTTCGCGTCGATCGCGCAATCGCTGCGCGCGTTCGCGTACGTGTCGGCCAACGGCGCCAAGACGAAGGAAGAAGCCGTTGCATATCGCAAGCAGTTCAGCCAGCGCGAAATCATGGTGATCTGGCCGGACTTCCTCGCGTGGGACGACACGACCAACTCGACCGTCGTCGTGCCGGCCACCGCGTACGCCGCGGGCCTGCGCGCGAAGATCGACAACGACACGGGCTGGCACAAGACGCTGTCGAACGTCGGCGTGAACGGCGTGACGGGCATCAGCGCGGACGTGTCGTGGGATCTGCAGGATCCGGCGACCGACGCGGGCTTCCTGAACGAGCAGGACGTCACCACGCTCGTGAACCGCAACGGCTTCCGCTTCTGGGGCTCGCGCACGTGCTCGGACGATCCGCTGTTCGCGTTCGAGAACTACACGCGCACCGCGCACGTGATCGCCGATTCGATCGCCGAAGCGCAGATGACGATCATCGACGGCCCGCTCAACCCGTCGCTGCCGCGCGACATCATCGAGACCATCAACGGCAAGTTCCGTGAATGGACGTCGCAGGGCTACCTGATCGGCGGCTCGGCCTGGTACGACCCGGAGCCGAACACCACCGACGTGCTGAAGTCCGGCAAGGCGTACATCGACTACGAATACACGCCGGTGCCGCCGCTCGAAAACCTGATGCTGCGCCAGCGCATCACCGACCGCTATCTCGCCGATTTCGCCACGCGCGTCAGCGCCTGACGTCCGGCCTCACCAGGAGTCACACACAATGGGTATGCCTCGCAAACTCAAGGGATTCAACCTGTTCCAGAACGGCGAGAACTTCGTCGGCCAGGTTGTCGACGTCACGCTGCCGAAGCTCACGCGCAAGATGGAGGACTATCAGGCCGGCGGCATGAACGGCCCGATCAAGATCGACATGGGCCAGGAAGCGATCCAGATCGAATGGACCTGCGGCGGCTTCATGCGCTCGGTGCTCAGCCAGTACGCGATCACGAAGCACGACGGCGTGCTGCTGCGCTTCGCCGGCGGCTACCAGGCCGCGGATTCGACCAGCGTCGACGCGATCGAGATCATCATCAAGGGCCGTCACAGCGTGATCGACATGGGCACGGCGAAGACCAAGGACGAGAACGCGTTCAAGGTCACGACCGTCGCCAGCTACTACAAGCTGTCCGTCAACGACGAGGACCTGATCGAGATCGACTTCATCAACATGGTCGAGAAGGTCAACGGCAACGACCTGTTCTCGGCACTGCGCAAGGCGATCGGCCTGTAATCCCGCGCCCGGCCGGCTCCACCGGCCGGGCCTGAACCCGCGTCACCCCCTTCTTATCCGACAGGACCACCATGAACCCGATTCAATCCGACGACCCGGCCGTGACCGACCTGCAGGCCGCCGCACCCGCCGCCGTGAGCGCACCCGCCGCCGTGAGCGCACCTGCCGCAGTGGCCGCAGCGCCCGCGCAGGACGATCCGGCCACGCATACGCTCGACACCCCGCTCGTGCGCGGCAACCAGACGATCGACGCGATCACGCTGCGCAAGCCGAAAGCGGGCGAGCTGCGCGGCGTGTCGCTGTCCGATCTCGTCAGCCTCGACGTCGCCGCGCTGTCGAAGGTGCTGCCTCGCATCAGCACGCCGATGCTCACGGAAGCCGATGTCGCGAACATCGACCCCGCCGACCTCGTGCAACTGGGGGGCATCTTCGCCGGTTTTTTGATGCCGAAGGCCGTGAAATCCCGACTGGCCTCCCAGACCGCATAGAAGACCCGATGGCAGACATCGCGACGGTGTTCGGCTGGACCCCGCCCGTGATGGATGCCTTCAGCCTGGCCGAGCTGATGGACTGGCGCGAGCGCGCACGCGTGCGCGCCGGCGCCGAATGAGCGAAACGATCGACGATGGACAACACCCTGAAACTGCGCGTCATGCTCGACATGGTCGACAACATGACGAAGCCCCTGCAAATGATCCTGACCGGCAACAAGGGGCTGGCCGACTCGCTGAAGGCAAGCCGACGCGAGCTGGATGAGATGGCGAAGACGCAGCAGCGCGTCGGCGAGTTTCGCGAGATGCGCCGCGGCCTCGCCGATACCGCGTTGGAGCTCGAGGCAGCGCGTGCGCAAGTCGACGCGCTCGGCCAGTCGCTGAACGCGTCCGGCCCGTCGTCGCGCCAGATGATCCAGGATTTCGAGAGCGCAAAAGGTTCGGCCTCGGGCCTGGCTGCCACGTTCGGCAAGCAAGCCGACCAACTGCGCAAGTTGCGCGGCCAGCTCGCCGACGCAACGGCCGACACGGGCAAGCTCGTGCAACACGAGCGCGAACTGGACGAGGTCATCGATCGGCGCGAGAAGAAGACGTCGAAGCGATCACTGTCGGAGTACGGCTCGACGATGAAAGACGTCGGCGGGAAAATGTTCGACGTGCTGCCCGGGCTGCTCGACGAAGCGAAACAGGCCGAGATCGCTGCCGCGCGGATCCGCCTGGCAGGCGGGTCGCAGGCACTGGTGAACTACGCGCGCGAAATGAACGTCCAGGGGCAGTCGATTCCCGACAACGCGGACCTGGTGGCCGACTTGAAGAAGGAGCTTGACGACGAAGCACACATCAAGCTCGCGGCGCCGGCGCTGTCGAAGATAAAACTCGCGAACGCCGTGTTGCTCGACGAGAAAGAAGCGAAGGCGGACAACGAAGTCATACTGAGCCTGACGAAGGTGATCGAACAGCGCGGCGGCTTCGAGAACCCGACGGCATTCGCCGCCGAATTGAATGCCGCGCAGAAGATGATCTGGTCGACCGAGGGCCGGGTCAGCGGCGAAAGGTGGAACGACTTCGCCAAAGCGAGCGGCGACGTGGCCAAGCGCCTGCGTAGCGAAGTGTTCTACTACCAGATGGAGCCGGTCGTTCATAAACTTGGCGGGGAGCAGGCAGGCAAAGGCCTCGCGGCACTGTCCGGCAGCGCCTTCCAGGAAAAGCTCAGCGCCAGCGCCGTGAAGCGGATGATCGAGCTCGATCTGATCGACCCGAAGCTGGTCGCCTACAAGAAGAACGGCACGTTCGACAAACTCTTGCCAGGCGCGCTGCGGCGCGACGACCTGCGGCAGACCTCGCCGTACGAATGGTTCGAACAGGTGCTGCAACCAAAGCTCAAAGCGAAGGGGATCATCCGCCCCGACCAGGTGACGTCCGAGCTCGCGCGAATCCTCCCCGACAAGGACGCGCGACAATTTCTCACGGCGGTGTCCGAGCTGAACAAGGAGATTCGCGAGACCGCGCAGAGCGGCGCCGACGCTTACGGCGTCGACGCGAGGTATGCGATGGCCTTGCAGACGACGTCAGGCCGCGAGAGCGTCGTGCGTGCACATGCAAGCGACGCGAAGCTCATTCCCGGCGAGAAGCTCCAGCCCAGTTACAACGCAGGACTGGACGTCGCGGGAACATTGACCGAAAAGGCCGTCAAGCTCATGCAGGAGCATGGCACGGCCACCAGCATCTTCACCACCGCCTTCGCCGCGCTCGCCGGGCTGCTCAAATTCGGCGGGCCGGTCCTGGAGCATTTTCCGACCTCGCTCGGAAAGTCCGTCATGACCCGCGTCGCGACGATGGGGGCCGATGCGCTCCCGAGTATCAGGGCGGTCGCGGCGAGAGTCATTCCGCTTGCGATGAAGCATCCAGGAATCGCGCTCGGCCTGGGAGCGGCAGCACTCGCCGGCGGCATCGCCTTGTCGAAGAGGGGGGGCGCTGACAAATCGAGCGGCATCGGCGAGCTGCTCGACGGACTCAGTCCGAACCTCAAGAAACCGGGCAGTGACACGCCCGCCTCGCCCAGCGACACGATCCTGAATCGCTTGAACGCATTGGTGAGGCTGCCCAGTATGCCGCTCGACTGGTTCCCGGGAGCTTCCGGCATAGGAGACATGATCCCTGCCCGCCCGTTCGGCAGCCCGGTCAAAGCACCGAGCATCCTCGCCATGCTTGGAACCGCCGTCGCGTCCCTGATCAGCACGCCTGCGCTTGCGGCCAACATGCCAGCGGCCGGCGCGTTGCCGACCGGCAACCGCGCGCCGATCACGGCACCGGCCGGTGCCGCGAGCGCGCCGGCGCCCGTGCCCGCGCCGATCACCATCAACATCACCCCGCCGCCCGGCGTCAACGCGGCAGAGCTCGCCCGCCTCGTGCGCGTCGAGCTGGAACGCGCCGAACGCGCGAGGACGTCGCGCGCCGGTTCGCGCCTGTCCGATTGATTGTCCGCTTCGAGGAAAGGAAACCCGCCATGATGATGTCGCTCAACCAGTTCGTGTTCGGCCTGGCAACCGCCCCATACCAACAGCTCCAGCGCCAGCGCAACTGGAAGCATCGCACCAGCGCACGCATCGGCGTGCGCGACGCGAGCCAGTTCACCGGCGCCGGCGACGACAAGATCACCTTGATCGGCACGGTGGCACCCGACAACGGCATCGGCGAGATCGCATCGATCGAGGAACTCGCGCGGATGGGCGACGTCGGCGATGCGTACGTGCTCGTCGACGGCAACGGCTACGTCTATGGCGCATTCGTCATCGAAAGCCTGAACGTGACGGGCACGTATCACACGAAGGAAGGCGTGCCGCGCAAGATCGACTTCAACCTGACGCTCAAGCGCGTCGACGACAGCGCGCTGGCCGCACCGCCGCCAGCAGAAGACGACAGCGCACCGGGCGACGCACCGCCGGCGAAGAACGACGGAGCATCCGACCGATGAGCACCTTCGACTGCAAGCCGGGCCAACACCCGACCCGCACCGGGCGCGTCCAGCCGCAGGCCGACTACCGGATCACGCTCGACGGCCGCGACCTGTCGCGCCTGATCGCGCCGAACCTGGTCAGCCTGCAACTGACGGAATCGCGGGCCGACGAAGCCGACACGCTCGAGCTGACGGTCGACGACACGCGCAACACGTTCGCGATTCCGCTGCGCGGCGCAAACATCGATGTGTCGATCGGCTGGGTCGGCGAGCCGCTCGTCGACAAGGGCAAGTTCACCGTCGACACGGTCGAGCACACCGGCGCGCCGGACACCATCCGGATCACGGCGCGCTCGGCATCGATGACGAACGGCATGCAGGAGCGCCGCGAAAAGAGCTGGCACCAGCAGACGATCGGCGCGATCGTGCAGGCCATCGCGGCGCGCCACGGGCTGAAGACGGCCATCGACGCGACGCTCGCGCAGATCCTGATCGAGCACATCGACCAGACGCACGAATCCGACCTGTCGTTCCTGACGCGCCTCGCGAAGCGCTACGACGCCGTGATGACCGTGAAGACCCGCCACCTGCTGTTCCTGCCGATCGGCGGCGGCAAGACGGCGAGCGGCAGGCCGCTCGACGTGCTGCCGCTCACGCGCGCGAGCGGCGACCAGCACCACTACAAGATCGAGCAGCGCGACAGCTACGCGGCCGTGCGCGCGAACTACCACTCGAACGGCAAGGCGCAGCGCAAGTCGGTGGTGGTCGGCGACGAGAAGGGCAAGAACACGAAGGTGCTGCCGCAGGACTATGCGACCGAAGCGGAAGCGCGCGCGGCCGCGCAGGCCGAATTCAGGCGCATCCAGCGCCTTCAGGCGACGATGACCTACGCGCTCGCGCTCGGCCGGCCCGAGCTGTTTCCGGAGATGCCCGTCAGCGTGTCGGGGTTCAAGCCGGAAATCGACGACACGCCGTGGCTCGTGAAGAAGGCGACGCACAAGTTCGCCGATACGGGCTTCACGACGGAACTCGAGCTCGAGGTGCGCGACGATTCGAAGAACAAGAAGGACAAGCAGGACAAGTCGCACCGCAAGCCGGCCGGCAAGCCCTGACGGCGCGCCGTTCGATCGGGCACGCGGGGCATTCAGGCGATGGGGAAAGGCGCGGAAACGCGCGACTGACGTGTGGAGGGAAGAAGGGCCGGACGGAAAGCCGGCCTGCGTGGCGATTCCGGATCCCGTTCGCGTGGCGCAGCGCACGCGCAGCCGGGAGCGGGCGCCGCACGTCGTCGCGTAACCCGGTCGCGACGGTGCGGCTTGGTCGACGCTCAGCGCGCCTGTTGGCTCACGCCGAGATTCAGGCGCGCGTCTCGCCCGTCGTCGGGCGGCGCCAGCGTGGCGCGCGCATTGCGCAGGTTCGCCATCGCCTGCAACGCGGCCTCGAGCACCTGGCCGACCGACTGCATCGCGCAGTCGATCGCGGCATGCGCGTCGGCCCGTTCGTCGTCGGTCAGGTTCGTACGACATTGCGGCGAGAACGCCGGCGCCCCGCCTGTGTCCGCATGATGATCAGCAGGCGCCGCCGCGCCAGTCGTACTGTTGTTGTGCTGCATGTCGCTGTTCATTCTTCCGGTCTCCACAAACACAATCATCGACCGCAAGGCCGCCCGACACGACGGGGTAGCCTCGGAATTCCCACCGTCGCCAGCCTCACCGGCTTTCAGAATGCTAAACCAATACTGTATGGATATACAGTGATTGTTCGGATTTTATCCGATGTGTCAGGAGCATGTTTTCAGGATTAGGCACGCCGCGACCTGCCCGGTTCGGGCCGATGGCCGACGGGTTCCCGGCCGCTCGCCGGCGCGCCGGCGAACGCGCCGGCCGCGCGCCGCGGCTACTTGCCCGATCCCTTCGCCGCCCGCTCGGCCTTCAGCCGCTCGAGCTCGGCCTTCGCGCGATCGACGTTCTCGGCGGTGCGCTGATCGAGTGCCGCACGGCGATTCTCCGGCAGGCGCTTCGCGCGCCGCGGCGTGGCCGGCTGCAGCATCGCGCCCGTGTTGATGCAGCTCGTGAGGAACGCATGCAGCGATGCCTTGCCGGCGTCGTTGAGCTGCCGGTACATCGCGAGCACGTCGGCCTCGTCCGCGTCGCGGGCGCCCTGCTCCGCCGCCGCGCCGCCGGCGGCCCGTTCGCCGGTCAGCACGTAGCCGATGTCGACGCCGATCTCGCGAACGGCCAGCAGATAGGCCGCATCCGGCGCGCGTTCGTCCGACTCATATGCAGACTGCGAGCGTCTCGCGACGCCGCCTACCGTCGCAAACTCGTCCTGGCTGAGCCCGATCCGCAAGCGCTCATCCCGCAAGCGACTTCCGATATGTGCCATAAATTACCCATTAACAATTGACGAGCTGTTTTTTGCTCATTACACTGGCCTTACCATAACGCAAGACTAACTCTCCAAAGTATACCGACCATGACCACCACCTCAGGCCCGCGCCGTTCGCCGCGCGGCACGATGTCGGACAAGCCCGTCTACGTCGGGCTGACGCCCGCCGAACGCGGCGAGCTCGAGCAGCTCGCCGCGCAGCGCAACCGCTCGATGTCGAGCATGGCGCGTGAACTGATCCGCATCGGCGCCAGCCACCTGCGCGCGATCGCCGCGCCCCGCTCGCGCACCGCACGCCGATGAACCTGCGCGCTGTCATGCCCCCCGATCCCGCACGCGCCCGCCTGCACGCCAGATCCGGTGTGCCGATTCTGCCGCGCATCCGCGCGCGTGCCCATTCGCCGATCGGCCAACGTTGCAGCGCGCCGGCACGCCCGCGCGCGGTCTCTCGCCCGGAGTAACACGAAATGCGAATCCTGAACCGCTGCCCGCACTGCCGCACGCGCGCCACCGCGCGCAGCAGCCGCGAAATGTCGCTGACCTTCCGCGAAATCACCTTCCAGTGCACCAACCCCGAGTGCGGCCACACGTACGTCGTGAACATGGAGTTCGCCCGCACGCTGTCGCCGTCCGCGATCCCGAACCTGTCGCTGCAGCTGCCGCTCTCGCCGCACGTGCGCGAGCGCATGGCCGCGCAGCTCGAGCTGCCCGTCTGACGCCGTAGGGCCGGTTCTCGCGAACGACCGGCCGCTGCAGCCCCGCTCCCTGTTGGTCCCTCGCATCGTGCCTGTGCGGCGCGAGGGATTGCTTTTGCCGTCGAAAAGGACACCGATGACCTCGACCCGCCCTGGCCGCGCGATGCGCGAGCCGATGTTTCACCGCTTCGCGCCGCGCACCGGCGCGTTCGCCGGGGAGGCGCGCACATGAACCGCCACCCCGCCCCCGCACCGCACGACGCGGCACTGCGCGCCGCCATCGAGGCGGCCGCCGACGCGCTGAGCTTCGACCACCCGGCCGACAGCGCCGCGCGGCAGTGCGCACTCGCCCGCTTCGTCGTCGCCCTCGGCGATCGCCTCGCGCTCGGCTTCCCGCACGCCGCCGCCGCGCTGCATGCGCTCGCCGCGTCGCCCGCCACCACAGGCAATCCGGTGCACGTGCTGCGCCGTCAATTCGAGCAACAGCAATAAACCCGCAACGACGATGGCCACGATCGACGAACTGAAACAGCGCATCGACCTGCACGACCTCGCCGGCCGCCTCGGCCTGCAGCGCGGCCGCGGCGGCGACAAGGCGCTCTACCACTCGCCGCAGCACGAAGACCGCAGCCCGTCCCTGTCGATCTTCGTGAACCACCCGAAGCACGGCAGCGGCTGGCGCGACCACAGCGCCGACGCCGGCGGCTCGTGCATCGACCTCGTGATGCACGCGCGCGGCGGCACCGTCGCCGACGCCGTGCGCTACCTCCATGACGCCTACGGGATCCCCGCCGACCGGCCGGCGCCGGCGGAGCGCCGCGAGAAATCGACCGTCGAATACATCGCCGACCGGTGCCTCGCCGAGCGCGACCGCGTGCGCGCGTACCTCGGCGGCCGCGGCATTGCCGACTCGGCGATCGACGCGGCGCTCGCCGCGCGCACGCTCGGCTTCAACGCATGGACGAGCCCGAAGGTCGCCGCCGGCGACGTCGGCCACGGCGGCCCGGCTGCCGCGTTCGTGGTGCGCGCGCCCGGCGACGCGCGCGTGGTCGCGGTGGATATGCGCTACGTCGACGCCGCGCTCAACGGCGGCGTGAAGACGCAGACCCAGGGCGACAAAAACGGCTACGGCTGGACCGCCGATGCGCGCCGGCTCGAGCGCGCGAAGCGCGTGTACCTCGTCGAAAGCGCGATCAACGCGCTGTCGGTGGACACCTGCGCGCTGCCCGGCACGGCCGCGCTCGCGCTGCGCGGCCTCGCGAACGTCGACGCGATCGACTTCGCGTTCCTGCGCGGCAAGCAGGCCGTGATCTGCCTGGACAACGACGCGCCGTTCGCGGACGGCCACCCGCGCGCCGGCCGCCGCCCCGGCCCCGAGGCCGCTTGGGCGCTGTACGAGCGGCTCACCGCGCTGAACATCAGCGCGGTGCTCGTCGACCAGGCCGGCTGGCTCGCCGACCTCGCGGACGGCGAAACAACGGCGAAGCCCATCAACGACGTGAACGACTACCTGCAGCTGCGCGGCCCGGCCGAGCTCGCGCGTGCGCTCGAGCAGCTCGAACCGTGGCTGATCGCGGGCCTCGCCGGCGACGCCACGCGCCGCGGCCGGCCGCGCATCTTCCTGCCGCCGCACGATTTCGCGCAGTACTGGCGCTTCCGCACGCGGCCGGATTTCACCAGCTACATCACGAAGATGGACCGCAACGAGGAGTCGGGCGTCGAAACGCCCGTGATGACGGACCTGTGCGGCTTCCGCATCGCCGGCATCAGCCGCGTGTCGGTCGCGAGCGCGACGTCGACGATGACGGGCGACGCCGACCAGGCGCCCACCGTCTACTTCGCCGTCTCCGTTCAAGCGCCGCGCCACGGCGCGCAGCTGATCCGCCGCGTGATGCTCGACGACCAGCTGCACAACGTCGACCAGTGGGGCAAGTTCGGCCCGATCTGGGCGCCGGCGCCGTTCAAGCGGATGGTCAACATCCTCGAGCGCGGCGCGGATCTCGGCGCGCGCCAGGCCGCGAATTTCGTCGGGCTCGCGTGGCGCGACGGCCGGCTGATCGTCAACGAAGGCCCCGACTGCTACTTCACCGAAGCGGACAAGCAGTGCCCGTATCACAACCTGACGTTCCCGAGCGGCCCGGTCGGCGACGCGCGCCGCGTGATCACCGCGTACCAGGCGACGTTCCGGCAGAACGCCGCGACCATCCCGCTCGTGTGGGCGCTCGGCGGCCACCTGAAGGCGCTGCTCGGCTTCTGGCCGCACATCACGATCCAGGCGAACAAAGGCGCGGGCAAGTCGACACTGATCAAGCGGCTCGAACGCTCGCTCGCGTTCACGATGTTTTCCGGGCAGTCGCTGCAGACCGAGTTCCGGCTGCTGACCAGCATCAGCCACACGAGCCACCCGGTCGGCTGGGAAGAACTGTCCGCGCGCCGGCAGGACGTGATCGACAAGGCGGTCGGGCTGCTGCAGGAGAACTACCAGTACACGGTGACGCGGCGCGGCGCCGAGATGACCGAATACCTGCTGTGCGCGCCGGTGATGCTGGCCGGCGAGGACGTGCCGGTGCGCAGCCTGCTTGGCAAGCTCGTGCGCACGACGCTGACCGGCAAGCGCGGCCCGCTGCTGCCCGACGACCTGCCGCGCTTCCCGGTACGGCAATGGCTCGCGTTCCTCGCGGGCCTCGACCGGCGCGCGGCGCTCGAGCAGTACGCGATGCTGCGCGACAAGGCGCTGGCCCACTGCCGCGCGAGCGGCGAGGACGACGGCGCGCGGCGCATGGCCGGCAACTACGCGGCCGTCGCGCTCGCATGGCGCTACCTGTGCGAATTCGCCGGCATGGACCCGAGCGAAGGCGACTTCCCGCGCGACCTGATCGCCGAGATGAACGGCCACGTCGCCGAGACGAGCGCCGATCGGGAGCCGTGGGTGTGGATCATGGAAACGGTGCTGTCGGAGATCGACGGCGGCAACTACCAGCATCCATACACGTTCGACACCGTCGACGGCGAGTTCTGCCTGCTGCTGCGCACCGGGCACGTGATGGATCACATCGCGCACACGAGCGCGCTGCGCGACAAGTGGAACGGGCTGCCGGTGAAGTCCGACCGCGTGTTCAAGGCGCAGCTCAAGCACGCGGGCGTGGTCGTCGGCGACAAGGAGGTCGAGCGCCGCATCTATACGCGGCGCGTCGCGCACCTCGTGCCGGTGTCGCTCGAGCGCCTGGCCGCGTTCGGGCTGTACGTCGCGGTGCGCGAGGATCTCGCGACCGATGCGCGGCAAGGAGCGCGCGCATGAGCCGCGCCCGGACGATGCAGCGGCTGCGCCGGGGCGGCGCAGGCAGCTCAAAAAACCCGTGGTTTTCGTGGGGGCGCGCGCCTAAGTGCTTGATTTCAGAAGCAAGTGCCGCCACGCGTCAGCCGGTTTTCGCCACGGGTCGGGCCGTTTTTGCCACGCGTGCGGTTTCCGTGGCGAGCGCCGTCGCCCCTTCCCTTCTTCTCTCTAATTCATTGAAAAAGAAGAAGAAAGAACAGGGAGAGAGGCACGGAATCCGTCCGGCGGCCGTGCCACGGGTGATCGACGATTTGCCACGGGTCGGCGCGCCTGCCTGTTTTTCGTGCCACGGGTCGGCAACGGCATCCACGGCTGACCCGTGGCGCATCGCGGCATAGATATCCCATAAAAATCATACGGTTATGAAAGCAATGGGCCAGAACCACGAATCCACGGGTTGCGCTGCGTGTGCGCCCCCCGCGCAGGGCGCCGAAGCGTCGCCGCTGCACACGATCGACCTGCTCGGCGCGGCGGCGATGCTCGGCGCCCATCCCGAGACGGTGCGCCTGAAAGCCAAAGCCGGCGCGCTGCCGGGCCGCAAGGTCGGCAAGCGCTGGATGTTCTCGACCGTCGCCCTGCAGCGCTACCTCGCCGGAGAATGGCTCCCGCGCGGCGCGCAGGGCGATCAGCAGGAGGAAGTTGAACCATGTCGCTCTACAAACGCAAAACCAGCCCGAACTGGCAATACAAGCTGTACCCCCCTGGCGGCGGAACGCCGGTACAGGGAAGCACTGGCACCAGCAACAAGGAGCAGGCCCAGGAATTCCACGACCGCCTGAAGGTGGACCTGTGGAACCAGGCGCGGCTCGGCAGGAAGCCGCGCTACACGTGGAACGATGCGGTCGTGCGCTACGTCGGCGAGCGCGACGGGCTGCCGAGCCTGGAAACGTCGAAGACGCACCTGCGCTGGCTCGACCGGCACCTCGCCGGCGTCGCGCTGGTCGACATCGACCGCGACCGCGTCGATGCGATCGCGCGGGAGAAACGGCGCGAGCCGCTCGTGATCCGCACGAAGCGCGGGATCGTGACGACCGACCGGACCGCCAGCGCCGGCACGGTGCGCCGCGTGATCGGCGTGTTGAAGGCCGTGCTGAACGCGGCCGTCGAGTGGGAATGGCTGGACCGCGCGCCGGTGACGAAGCGCGCGAAGGTCGTGCAGAAGCGGATCCGCTGGCTGAACCAGGCGGAAGCGGAACGGCTGCTGGCCGAACTGCCCGGCCACCTGGCCGAGATGGCGCGCTTCAGCCTCGAGACGGGCCTGCGCCGCTCGAACGTGACGGGGCTGCAGTGGTCGCAGGTCGATATCGCGCGACGCGTCGCGTGGATTCACCCGGACCAGGCGAAGGCGAAGAAGGCAATCACGGTGCCGCTGTCGGACACGGCGATCGCGGTGCTGAGCCGCCAGCGCGCGCACGAGCGTGCGCCCGGCTGCGCGGACCACGTGTTCGTGTACCAGGGCAAGCCGGTCTACCAGACCGCGACGGCCGCATGGCGCAAGGCGCTGGAGCGTGCCGGCATCCGTGATTTCCGCTGGCACGACCTGCGGCACACGTGGGCGAGCTGGCACGTGCAGCGCGGCACGCCGCTCCAGGTGCTGAAGGAGCTGGGCGGCTGGGAAACGATGGAGATGGTGCAGCGGTACGCGCACCTGTCGGCCGATCACCTGGCGCAGTGGGTCACGCCGCTGACGGCCGAGCCCGCGCCGATGCTGGCTGCAATCTAG